AGGCAAGAAAGGTGGTGGCGGTCGGCCCCCAACTAATAAATTATCATGAACGAGTCAATTAAAAACAGATTAGTGGATTTGATGGTAGAATCTAGTCCTGCGAGAAGAAAATTAACTAGAGGTATTGCAGCTAACATAGCTGGTGTAACTCCTCCTAGACCTTATAATGCTCCTCCTTCAAGCAGAGACTTGAAGCACTACCCTAAAAAAGGCCCCTGGTTCGGAAAGCCGTTTGACCATCCTACTGGTAATGCTGATATGCAGAAAAAATTAGCAGCTTTAAAGCCTTCAACTGCACTTACAACTACTACTCCTACTTCAACTGCACTTACAACTACTACTCCTACTTCAAAGGCTAATACATTACCTGCGCTACCAAATGTAAGATCGAGAAGAAGAAGCGGAGCAGAACTTGAAAATTCCCCTTATGGTAATGCCACTGATGCTGAATTTACTGTAAAAGGGGACTCTAACCCCGCTGGTTCCCCAGTTGGGAATAGCAGAGCCCCACTTCGCTTAACCACGGGAGCTAGAAGGGCTGGTGAGACGGGTGGTTACGACTTCTGGAAGGAACGTCAAAAGAACATTGATGCGGCCAATAATATATCGGATATATACAGAGCAGGAAGAAAAGTGGCTAGAGGTGTTTTACCTAATAATACTAACCCTACACCCAAAAAAAGCGTTTTCTAAATGGTGTATAGAAACAAAGACGCTAACTATTTTAGAAAAGCTAAGATAGAGAAAGTTAGAGTCTATTGGGAGAACTTGAAAAAATCGAAGAAGTGGGTTACCACTTTGACAAAGGGCAAGCGGCCCCCGAAATCGTAGTCTTCTTTTTCATCATACAGCCACACATATCACATTGATAGTTAGGCTTCTTTAGATGAGGGCATTCCTCACAGATCTCTAGTCTAGCCTGGGACGTTTGCTCATCCTCTAGCTTGAACCCGTTACGAGCCCAGGCCCACATTGTTTTTGTAAACATCTTTAGGCGAGCCCCTAAGGTTACTCCTTCCTTAGAAGTCTTTAAGAATACTAGTAATACGGAAAAGATACGATCTACCTTATTCTTTATTTTGAACTTAAGTGAAGAAGTCTTTAGTTCAATGAATTCCCCTCTAAGCTTGAAGTATTTGTCACTATAAAATTGTACGTCTCTTCTAAGCTTTTCAATTTCTTCTTTTTCAGTCATATTGTATATCCTAAATTATTATAGGCAAGTCTGTCTTGGAAATAAAGGCTAACCTATTTTTATGCCAAGACTCCCTACCTGCGAGTTCTCCATACGAGTTATGTAGGAGTGTAATTGGAACTACCTTATTATTGTACCTCTTACGGTGTGCAGTTACTGTGTAATGTATATCATAGAAGTCCCAGTCTCCTACAAAGTGTTCAGGCTTCCCTAAGCCAACGTCTCTAAGCGTTTTACCCTTAGCTGCTAAGAACAACCCGTCTAAACATACAACTCTTCCAGGAGGCCCATAGTAGGTCGAATCAGCTTCCATAATATCCTTACCATGATATACAAAGCCTTTATGCTTTCCTTCTCTCCATGGACCTTGGTTCCACCATACAGCATCCCCTGTTAGTTTAGTAGTTCCAGCTACTCCAATGAACCCAGTCTTTTTATCAAATAGCGAACTGACTATAATTCTTTTAAAGGCTGATGGTTCTGTTAGAATCTCTATATCGTCATGACATAGGATTACAATATCATCATCCTTTATTTCAAACTTATCAAATGCTGATTGATATCCTTCAAAGATGGATTTCTGATTTACTAAGAACTTAGTCTTGATACCAGCAGTAGATAGATAAGAGGAGAGGGATTTAGTAGTGTCACTAAAGTTCTTGCTCCTTGTACAGATGAAAGCGTAAATACTCATGATTAAAGAAGACTATATAAAAGAGTATCAGAAATGTAAGGATGATCCGATCTACTTTCTTAAAAACTACATTAAGGTAGTTCACCCTGTTAGAGGGCTAGTCCCTTTCTCATTATACCCATTTCAAGAAACAATTGTAAATGAAATTCAAGGAAATAGGTTTAATATTCTTAGAAAGTTCCGTCAGGCAGGATGTACTACATTAGCCTCTGGATTATCATTGTGGGAGGTAATTTTCAAATCTCACCAAACTATTGTAATTCTATCGGTGGGTGATACTGAATCTACTGAGGTTCTTGATCGTATCAAGATTATGTATGACGAACTTCCTGATTGGATCAAGCCTAAGGCTACCATGATCAACGCTCACAACCTCAAGCTTGAAAATAACTCTCATATTAAGTCTCGTCCGTCAGGTAAGCAATCTGGTCGAGGTCTTTCAGGGTCTTGGTTGATTATTGATGAGGCTGCTTTCATTGAACACATTGATACTATTTGGGCTGCTGTATATCCCATCATCTCCACAGGTGGTAGAGCATTCATCCTATCTACGGTTAATGGTATGGGTAATTGGTACTATGACGCTTGGCACAAGGCCGAGGCTGGTGCTAACTCCTTTAACCCCATACAGATTGATTGGAAGAGCCACCCAGAGTACAATAGAGTTGAGGGGTATGAGGATTTATATAAGGAAATGGAGAAGAGGAATCCCCCTGTGCTTATTGATGACTGGGAGAAAACCACTAGGGCTAACATTAGCCACAAGAAATGGTTACAAGAGTATGAGAGTAACTTCTTAGGTACAGGTGATACCTTTATTGAAGGTAGTATCCTTACTACCCTAGTTGAGAATGTTAATGATGATTTCTATAGGAAGTATAACAACAGGATGTACATTTGGAAAGACCCTGACCCTAACTCGGCTTATTTCATGGCCGTTGATGTAGCTCTTGGAAGAGGGCGAGATTACTCAGCATTTCAAATAATTGATATGTATTCTGGTGAACAGGTAGCTGAGTTTTATAGTAACACTACGCCAATCAATGAGTTTTCAAAGATTTGCTTTGATGAAGGGAACTATTATAATTTATGTCCCATTTTAGTTGAAAGGAACACCATCGGTAATAACCTACTAGACTACTTATTTGAACAGTTAGAGTACGAGAATGTGTGGTTCAATGAGAAAATGGAGATGGGGTTGCAGATAACTAGTAAGAACAGGGATCTTATTCTTGTAGATATGGAAGAAGCTATCAGAACTAATGAGGTTAAAATTAACTCAAAAAGAACCGTCAAGGAGCTTAATACCTTCATTATCAGTGATTCTGGAAAATATCAAGCAGATAGTGGACAAAATGATGACTTAGTTATGAGTTTGGCTCTATCTATATATGGTAGTAGACGCTACCGAGAGGACAACCCTGAGATCATTAAATTTAACCCGTACAAAGAGAAGCAACCTCTAGTACCTATAAAGTCTCAGCAGATAAAAACGTCAACTGGATACACAAAAGAAGACATGTCTTGGTTACTTAAATGAGTAAATTAAACGAAAACGCTGGCCCAGGCCACACTAGTTGGTCACCCTTAGGTGATGGTAGTGTATCTACCATGTACTCCACTGGGTATATGTCCAAGATCTTTGCTAAGTTCTTTGCGACTGCTGCTCAGGAGAAATTAGCTGCTCAAGGTGATCCTAGAGGTAGAGAAGGCGATCTTATTGTTAATAAGGGGGCACTTGATAGTTTAGGGAGTCCTGTATGGGGTTATTCTAAAGGATCTCCTATCCTACCAGAGGCAGAACTTAATCGCAAGAGGCGTTATGATGAGTTTGAGAAGATGGATGATTATCCTGAAATTACTGCTGCTCTTGATATTTACGCCGATGATTGTACTCAAAGAGACTTAAGAAACAAAAGATGGAGAGTACGCTCTGATAGCGTTGATGCCATCAAAGAAGTAGAGAAGCTATTTGAAAGAGTCCGTATGGATGAAGTTTACTGGGACATCATTAGAGGATGCTGTAAGTACGGAGATACCTTTATTGAAGTTGTAGCTAACGCTAACAATATGTCAGATGGTATTAGGAAAATTAAAATCCTAAACCCTTATTATATCCTAAGGATTGAGGATCAGTTTGGATACCTTAAAACCTTCATGCAGGAGATTCCTGAAAAAGGTGGTTCTGCTTGGCAAACTTCTAACTCACAATTCCTAGAATTGGATAAGAACCAGATCGTACACTTCCGTCTGCATACATCTGATCCTAAGTATTATCCTTATGGTAAGTCCATTATGGCAGGAGCGGTTAGAGTCTATCGGTCCTTGAAGCTAATGGAGGATGCCATGCTTGTTTATCGTCTCTCTAGGGCTCCTGAGAGGCGAATCTTTTATATTGACGTAGGTAACTTGCCCTCCTCCAAAGCAGAAGCTTTCATGGAGACTATCAAAACTAGGTTCAAGAAAGAGAAATTCCACAATCAAGGTAAGGTAGATGCAAGGTATAACCCTCTAGCTGTAGACGAGGACTTCTTCGTACCTATTAGAGGGAACCAAGGAACTAAGATCGAAACCTTACCTGGGGCACAAAACCTTGGGGAAGTCGATGATGTCAAGTACTTTAGAGATAAGCTACTTGCGACCCTTAAGATTCCTAAGGACTACATTGTTGAATATGACAAGTCCCCTGAAAGAAAAGCTAACCTCTCCCAGTTGGATGTAAAGTTTGCTAGAGTTATTAAGAGGATTCAAGACTCATTATCTGTTGGTTTCCGTACTGTAGCTAAAAAGCATCTCAAGATGGTTGGATATCCCAGAAGTATTTATAGTACTGTAGATATTGACCTACCTGATGCATCTGATGTGTTCGTCAAGCGTAAAATTGAGATTGACGAAGCTAGAGCTAGGCTTGTTCAGGCTGTAGTTGGTACTGGTTTATTCCCTACTAGCCATATTTACAGGGAAATTTACGACCTTACTGATACTGAGGTTGAAATTATCAAGAAAGAGCTTGAAGAGCAGCAAGAGAAGGATTCGCAAGCAGAACAGGAGCAAATGCAGGCTCAGACTGGTATAGAATCTCAGGCTGCTATGGACCAGCAGCAGAATCAAGCAGAGCTTGGGGCGCAATCAGCGGAGCATCAGGCTGATTTAGACATTAAAGTAGATAAAGCAACTCAACCTCCTAAGCCTGCGGCTAAAAAGGAAGAAGTTGAATATCTGACGAAATTAAAAGATAAATACATGCTTGAGGAAGGTTTAGATTCTCCAAGATATAAGGCAATTTCTAGGGTTTTAAAAAATAAAAATAAATTCTAAAAATTCACCCACTCTATAGCCTATATAATAGAGTATTCATATAAAAAGACATGGAAAAGTTTTTCTCACAAAGAAATAAAAAGATTTCAAATTTAAATTTACTTGCGGACAGTTTGGGTCACTCTCTTCGTAAAAACGTATCCTTATTCTCAGTTGATGACATGGACTCAAAGGTAACTTTAGTTACTGAGGACGGTGATGTTATTGAGGGAAGCTATTATTTTAATGATAATATCATACTAGATGACATCGTAGTTGATTCTGGGGATGTTTTTAAGGAGGAAGAGAAATTTGATTCAGCAGCCAAGAATCAAATTTCTCTGTTTATTGAGAGCGTGTACTCGGAAGAGTTAGTTAACGCTGGTGAAGCCTTTGACACTCTAGTTGATTTTTGGGGAAAACGCATTAAGTTTAACCAAACTGTTCAAAAACTAGAGGAGCAAACGGAGTCATTCAATAACACCTTTAACATTACTGGTACTAAGGAGTTTGAAAGGTTTATTGAAGTATCTGAGAACATCTCTACTTTCCTTTCAGAGAATGTTGAGCGTATTAGCTCCATTCCTGAAATTGTAAACGCTGTTAAACTATCTAATACTGTTGCCAAGGCGTTTGATATTCCTAGGCAAACTGTTGCGGAACTACAGGAGTCTGGTAACTTTGAGGTTAGCCTTGGGGAAAGCCAAACTGTTTACGAGATGGTTTGCAGACAAGAGCTAGTAAAGAAGGAGATTCTAGAGTCTAAGAAGTCTTTTGAGTCTATGTGGGTTACTGAGCCCAGCATCTCTAACTTAGCTAACCAAATCTTTGAAGAGGATACTGAAGTAGTTTCAAGAGCATTAGCTGAAGCAGTTGCTGAAATTCCTTATCTTTCTCTTATCTCTAAGAAGCAGCTATCCAATACTATTTCTAAGAACCTAAACGCCTTACACGAAGAGGTTACTTTTAGTAAGCAAGACCTAAAGGGCTTTGTTGGATCTTTGTTTGAAATGAAGAAACCTCTTAGAGCTTTAGTTTCAAACCTCCTTCAGGAAAAGTATGGTGTAAACGTCAATAATCTAAAAGAGACTCCTACCTTTAAAACTCTGCTAAACACTCAATCACTTATTTTTGAGAGTCTTGCCAAAGTATCCCCTAAAGGTAGTGTTATCAAAGAGGCTCTAAGTAGCTTCTCTGACCTACTCAAGTCTAAAAATGGTGTAGAAGCCATTGACATCAATGAGGCTATCAAGTACCTATTTACTCAATCAGGGTATTCTGACCTTTACGAGGAGGAGGAGATTGTTTCTTCTTTCCAACTACAAGAGTCTTTAACTAAGGATTCTGAAATGGTTGATCTTCTTATGGACAAGCTTATGCTTGAAAAGAAGAGGAAAGAGGAGGACAAGCCTGAGGCTAAAGCTCCAGAAGATTCTGAAGATCCTGAGGAAGCTGAGGAAGCTGAGGAAGCTGAGGAAGATGATGATGAGGAAGAGTCCGATGACAAGTCCAAGAAGAAAAAGAAAGGCAAGAAAGGAGAAGAGTGTGACAAGGAAGAAAAAGAAGACGATGATGCCTTAGAAGAGAATGAGGAAGAGAAAACAATGTCAACCAAAGATCTAATGAAAAATCTAAAAGATTTAGAAGACCTTATTGGTGGACCTGAGGAGTTCGATCAGGAGTAATTATGAGACAAGCATTTAGACCATATGTAAAATTAGTGAGCGTCCCAAACACTACTAGGGTGTTAATAGATCTTACTGATAGTTCTGGAGTGAAATTTGATTGTAATTACATTCAAGTTGAAGCTGTTAGTGGCGCGGGTACTGGTAAGTCTTTCTTAGTTGTACCTATTATAACAGCTTCCTCTACTGCTACAGCGGCTGCTGATATGTTACAGATGAACACTATGGTTGATACTGCCTCAGGTATTGTTGGAGGTGCGGTCGCTCAAGACACAGGATCTGTAGTACTTTCCTTAGCCCCTAGTGATAAATCAAATTCCATTTACTTGTCTCAATCCAATACCACTCCCACAGGTTACGTCATTACTTATGGCAATGTTAGAGTAACTAACTCCTCCGCAGACAATAAACTTCCAACAGGTAACTAATGTTTACGGCGCATAAAAGTGTTTATCCTACTAGATCATTTACATCTCCCGTTGTAAGAAAAAAAGGAAAACTTAGATATTCTTCTATTACCTTTAGTGATAGTGCTGGTCCTGTTCTAACTATTTATGGAATAGGAAGTTTGACTAGGGGTGGAGGGAATGGTTATGTTGCCTCTTTTTGGAAGCAAACTAACGACAGATATGCAGTTAGGGTATTTGACCCTTCTGAGACTAATTTAGCTACTTATATAGGAAGTGCTAGTTCAGGTGGGGCAGGAGATACGATTAGTAAGGTACATGCTGCTATTAGTGGTAGCCCTTATATTAGATCAGTTTTTCATAAAGAAACTACTGAAGCTATCTCAGCCTCTTTAACGTTTGCTGATGGCACTGCATTTTCTAATGGAAGAGGGTGATATAATAAGATATGTCTGATCAAATTCCGTTAAGAATTGTTACTGTTGGTGGGTCCTCTCAAATAGGAGAATTCCAGACAGGAGATACTGTAGGTGTTACTACAGGTGGTACTGGTACATCTAGTTTAGGTCAGCTTACAGTCGATCTAGGTTTATCACTTTCTTCAAGTTTAACCGATATACAATCTTCTATATCCCCTTCAGTAGGTAATTCTCTCGTATGGACTGGTTCTTTTTGGGGTGCCTCTGCCATAACAGGAGGTGGCGGTGGAGGAGGATCCAGTTCTCTTAGTGGGCTTACAGATGTTACTGTAACAAGCCCCGTAGAAGGTAATTCCCTCGTATGGACTGGTTCTAACTGGACTGCCTCCGCTGGTGCTGGGGCTCAAGGTATTCAAGGTGAAACAGGGGCAAGTGGGGCAACAGGGGCTCAAGGCATTCAAGGCATTCAAGGCATTCAGGGTGTTTCAGGTGATACAGGCGCAAGTGGAGCAACAGGCGCAAGTGGGGCAACAGGGGCTCAAGGCATTC